GAGATGCCGAGCGACTTCTTTATAGGTTAAAATGGCAACAAATCCATATTTCCGAACATACGACTCTAAAGTAGAACAACAGTTAATCAATGAATTAACAGTTGAGACTATAAAGGCTATGGGAAGAGATGTGGTTTATATCCCTAGAGATTATCTAGTAATCGACAAAGTATTCGGAGAAGATCCAGAATCTAAATTTTCAGAAGGATATCCCATTGAAGCGTATTTACTAGATTTTGAAAGATTTTCTGGAAATAGAGATATAATTGTTAAATTTGGTATTCAAATTACAGATCGTCTAACTATACAGATTTCGAAAACTAGATTTGAACAAGAAATTTTTGCTCGTAGAAATGAAATCAGAAAACCAAGAGCCGGTGATTTGATATATTTACCTATGTCTAAATCTCTTTTTGAAATTAATTACGTCGAAGACGAAGCTCCATTTTATCAATTGGGTGGACTCACCACATACACCTTGGCCCTTGAACTGTTTACATACAGCGGAGAGAAGATCGAAACTGGAATTACTGATATAGATGTAGTTGAGGATGATCGAAAGACTAATGCAATATTGGTCTATATTGATAAACTAGGAATAACAGGATCAAACACAATAAGAGACGGAGAAATTGTATATCAAGTATTGGGAGTTACAGGAATTACTGCTATATTTAGCGATGCAGATTATACCGCTAATGTAGTGAATTTCGTACAAGGCGCAACTCAGAGTATGCTATATCTGACTGGAATAAGTGGAACTATATCTTATGATATAACACAAACAATAAAGGGATCTGTTTCTGGAGCTGAATATTACCTCAAGGGAGTAACTGGTTCTATTAGCGATATAGTACTACAGCAAGAACCCATTGATGGAAGTAATGTCGGAGACAATGAGAATTTTAGAAAAGAATCTTCTACTATTTTTGACTTTACAGACATTGATCCTTTTTCAGAGGGTAACTACGGCTAATGTTTACACAAATACTAGATAATAATTTCGACCATACTATTAGAAAGCATGTTTATGCATTTGGCTCTTTGTTTTCATCGATTTACACACAAACTGTTAGAAATGGAATAACAGAAAAACGAAGAGTTGCAGTAAGTTATGGTGCAAAAGAAAAATTTATTCAATTACTTTTAGAAGAGAGTGGTATAAGTGACAAGACTCACGTTCAAATGGATTTGCCACGAATAGGGTTTGAATTGATGAATTTAGCTTATGATCCTACGAGAAGATTAAACAAATTACAGAAAAAAACAAAAATAGTAAACGGCAAAGTATTATCTGCCTATTCAGAATCCCCATATAATTTCTTGTTTAACCTCTATCTTTTTACCAGAAGTTCAGAACATACTTTGCAAATAATAGAACAAATACTTCCTTATTTTACACCAGATTTTACTGTTACAATGAATATGAATGATCTATATACTAAAGTTGATGTACCGATAATATTAACAAACACAGATGTTAATATTGAGTATGAAGGAGCTTTTGACTCTAGAAGAGGTATAGTTTCTGTTTTGTCCTTCAATATGAAGGGATATATCTATTCACCAATTAAGAAAATGAATGAACAATCGAATATAGTGATAGAAACAGTAGATATTGATCTATATGATGGTATTTTTTCTTCAAATACATTTATAACAGACATAGGGTATACTGGAGATTCTTTAATAGGAATAACTTCTGCTACTTGGTCTCCTGGACTAGATACACCATGAAAAAAGCACAAGACAAATTATCAGAGATATTGAAGGTGGATTTCATTCCTGAACAAGAACTACAAAAAATAGTAATAGTGCCCACTATTATAGAGGAACCCAAAAATGAAGTATTACAAACTGATTTTTTAATAGCGCGAAACAATATTAAGAATTTAATAAAATCTGGGACAGAGTCATTAGCTGAAATTGCAAAAATTGCAAAAGACAATAATGAACCAAGAGCATACGAAATCGTAGCAACTTTGTTAAAAACACTAACAGAAATGAACAAAACATCAATAGACTTACACGATATTTTAAGTAAGGCCGAATCTAAAAAGGTATCAATAAAAAATACCACAAATAATTCAATTTATGTTGGATCTACTAGTGATTTACAGAATTTAATAAATCAAGAACGAAGTCCACTAAAAGTGGTGAGGGAAGAAGAAGATTGATATGAAAATGTTAGAAAACAAATATAAAAATTGGTATTTTTCATTAATGAAAAAAGCACAAGATAGAATATTAGAAAACATCATATTAACTGAGAATCATCATATAATTCCAAAATCTTTTGGTGGGATGGATGTTCCAGAAAACATGGCAAGACTAACAATTCGAGAACATCTGATGGCGCATCGATTATTGCCCAAGTTTCTAACAGGAATAGAGAAAGCGAAAATGCGCTGCGCTTTTTTTCTGATGACACACCGAAAACTGGTAAAAATACCAACGAGTGCTATCATGGAAGCAAAAAAAGCAAACAAAGATCCACTGAAGATTCAAGAAATGGTCAAAAAACACCGAGGAATGAAGAGATCTGAAGAAGCAAAGTCGAAAATGAGTATATCAGCGAAAGCGCGAATATTTAAGGAGGGTGGTCCTTGGAACAAGGGAACTAAAGTGTCAGTATCAACAAAATTGAAAAGGGCAGAATCTGGGTTCAAGCATTCGGAGGCAACGAAACTAAAAATTTCATTGTCGAAAACTGGTAAGAAAATGTCATTGATGCACAGATTGAAGATGATCGGAAGATCTCAGTCTGAAGTAACAAAACAAAAACAAAAAATATTATTTCAAGCAAGATTGTTGAAACACGGTGGACAGCACAATAAGGGCAAGAAACTTGTCAATGGAAAGTATATACTCCTAACAGAGGATAAAATATGAAACGAAAGGGGTATTTAGGAAATCCGAACTTAAAGCCTGAAGGTAAAACTATTCAATTCACTCCAGAGCAGGTAAAAGAATATGTGAAATGCGCCAATGATCCAATTTATTTTATTACAAAATACATAAAAGTCGTTTCTCTGGATAAAGGACTTGTAGATTTCAAACTATATGATTATCAGGAAAGTATGATACGAACCATCCACGAAAAAAGATTTGTTATCGGAAAATTAGCTCGGCAATCGGGCAAAACTACTACGGTTTCCGCATATCTTTTACATTATGTGCTATTTAATCAAAATGTAAGCGTAGCAATTTTGGCTAATAAGCAAGCAACTGCACGAGAAATTTTAGGGAGGATTCAACTTTCATATGAATATTTACCACAGTGGATACAACAGGGGATCAGAGAGTGGAACAAACATTCACTAGTTCTAGAGAACGGGTCAAAAATCATATCTGCGTCTACATCATCTAGCTCCATTCGAGGCGGATCACACAATTTTCTATTTTTAGATGAATTTGCACATATTCCCACTTCTGTAGCTGAAGAATTCTTCAGTTCTGTTTACCCAACAATTACAGCAGGCACCAATACTAAAGTAGTTATGATATCCACCCCGAAGGGATTAAATCTTTTTTACCATTTCTGGAAAGGTGCCCAGAGTAAACAAAACGAATACATTCCTATAGAGGTATCATGGTATCAAGTTCCGAAATATCCAGGTGGTCCCCTGCGAGACGAACCATGGAAAATAGAAACTATACGAAATTCTTCAGAAAGACAATTTCAAGAAGAATTCGTTTGTGACTTTATTGGATCTTCTAATACCCTAATCTCCTCTGCAAAATTAAATTCTCTCGCATGGAAACGACCGATTTCTAAAACAAACGACGGAATAACGATTTATGAAGAACCAATAAAAGAATCCGAAACAACTCCAGAACACACATATTTCACTACAGTCGATGTTGCACAAGGTCAAGGCAAAGATTATAGCGCATTTACTATAGTAGACATTACAGAATTACCATACAGAATAGTTGCAAAATATAGAAATAATCTAGTATCTCCTCTGCTCTTTCCTTCTATAATAAGATCTCTGGGCAAAAAATATAACTATTCTTATGTCATGGTCGAACTAAATGACATAGGATCACAGGTTGCAGATATTTTACATAGAGACCTAGAATATGAAAATTTGATAAAAAGCAACATGAGGGGAAGAAGCGGGCAAATACTTTCCGAAGGATTTGGTGGTTCAAAGTCCACACAACTCGGTATCAGAACAACTCAGGGTGTTAAAAAACTAGGGTGTGCTGTATTAAAAAATCTTATAGAAAATGATAAATTAATAATAGAAGATGCTGAACTTATCGAAGAACTTACCACCTTTATTGCTACAACTACGTCTTTTCGTGCAGACGATGGGTATAACGATGATCTAGTAATGACTTTGGTCTTGTTTTCTTGGGCAACTAGACAAGAATTTTTCAAAAATCTGACAGATACTGATGTCCGACTTGAATTATATTCGGATGATATTAGAAAAATTGAAGAAGAATTGCTACCTTTTGGTTATTTAATGGATGGGTCGAATACCAACGAAATAACCGAGGAAATGGTAGATGAAAAAGACGCCTGGTTACTTGTAGACACCACAAAAAATCCATGGATTGATTTATATAAGCAAAATAACCTATTTTAAAATATCAAAAATTATAAATAATGCAAACACAAACATTATATATTTCAAAATATTTAAAAATATAAATAAATTAGGAGACTTACTATGGCTCGATCTAGACCAAAACTTACATTTAATATCACTGATGATTCATTTGTTTTGCCAGCAGAGTTTTTTGTCTTTAATCTTAATAAACCAATTGGAGCATGTTGGGCTCCTGATTTAGGTATATTAGCGGCTCAAAACGAAATTGAACAAGGTTATATGTCGGTTGATGGTATTCAGAATTGGTATGGACGAATATTAACATTAAGTGCACAAATTTCTGGGTCAAGCGCATCGAGCGATACACACACAAGTACAATATTAAATGGAGCAACCGGTGATGGAACTACTATGGGTGGCGCAATTGGTCTATTAAATGGTTCGTATGGAAATACTTATACAATTACAATAGTAGAGGGTGGTTCTGGTGCCACCACCGAGTTTTCACCTACTAATAAATTCAGACCAAATTGGTGGGCAGTTCATAATTTTCTTCAATATGGATCAAGATGTATTGTTGGTTTCGATGGAAGAGGATTTACGGGTGAATTAGGACCAGGAGGAACATTTGGAATTTCTAATCCATTAACAACTGTTGAACATTTTGCAATACCAGGTCTTTATAGTATATTATTCCAATCCTTCCATAGTGATACTGGGAATGTTTTGGACGGTGGATGGGATGAAGGAATCTCTTGGGTTCAATGCCCAGATAACGCCGCCGTTCATACCATCACAAATGCTCTTAAGATTTCTGAGTTTCCTATAATTGGAGTTGTAAATGTAGGAATAACTGCCGGAGCAGTTCTACCTGCTAGTATCGGTGTTGATGAAGGGACTGAATATATTGTTGCAGTGGCAGGAGATAAATATCACCTAAATTCGGTGTCTAGTGACGCAGCATCGTCTATGATTAGAACACATCTTGCACCAGATGTTGCTGGTGTTATATCAAATACACAAGCTCCATGGATTTCTCCAGCAGGTCCAAAAAGAGGAAGAATATTAAACACGGTCAAATTAGCATATAAATTTACTACAACAGCTCAAGATGCTCTTTATGACGCAAATGTAAATTCTGTGATACTAGTCCCAGGATCTGGTGTGCAGTTATTTGGAGATATAACAAATGCTCCTGATAATTCTAATCTTTTAGCAATAAATGTTATAAGAACCATAATTTATATAAAATCAGCACTATTACCAATAGCAGCTGACGTATTGTTTGAGATAAATAATTCTGATACTAGAGATACTTTTACTCTACGAGCTACTAGTTTTCTTTCAAGAATACAAGCTGCAGGAGGTCTAACTGACTTTTCTGTTCTTTGCGACGAATCCAATAATCCACAAGCACTAATAGATGCTAGGGTATTTGCAGCTGATATTAAAGTTAAAATACCTGGATCTATTAATTATATTAACATAACACTTACAAACAAATAAACATAGAAACATAGGAGAAAAAGAACATGAATATTGAAACTTTCAGAGAACAATTTGACGGAGTTCGGGCAAATAGATATATTATTAATCCAGGTGCTGGAAACTCAGGTATGACACAATTACATGCTGCATTGTATGTTAAAGCTGTATCTGTACCTGGAAGTAGTATAGGAATGATTCCTGTATCATTTCAAGGTAGACAGATCAAATTTTCAGGAGAAAGACAATTTAATGACTGGACATTTACTTGTTATGACTCTAGTGATGCGAATGTAAGAGTTAAATTAGAAAATTGGATTAGTTTGATGGATCATGTAACAACTCACACAGTCCAGTATAATCAAGCAGAAGATTGGACTGTTTCCTATAACGATATGTCAGGACAAGGATCTGGTAGTACTACAACTAGAGGATTTAAATTGCATCATTGCTGGCCAATAGATATTAGTCCTATTGATTTGAGTTACGATATGGTAGATTCTTTTGCAGAATTTACAGTTACCTTAGCGTATGATTATCATACGACAATCTAATAAATTATGACTTTTGTGACATATATACTATATGGCATTTGAACTATTTGGATTTTCGTTTGGTGGTAGAAGCGACAAAGATCAACCAGGAATAACTGGTTCAACAGAGTCGTCTTCGGCTCCGTCGTTTGTTCCTCCTGATAATTATGACGGAACTTATGTCATAGAGTCGGGTGGACTCATGGCATCCGTGTATGATTTCGGGGGAATGGCATATGCCAATGACACTCAATCTATAAAACAATATCGAGCAATGTCTTTATATCCCGAAGTAGACATGGCAATAGAATTTGTCATAAATGAGTCTATTGTATTCAATGCAGATGGTACTTCTGTTAAACTAGATTTAGCTGCGGTAGATATGTCAGAAACCATAAAATCAAAGATGCATGCTGAGTACAAAGCAATATTCAAATTATTAGATTTTAATAACAAGGCTTACGATTATTTCAAACGATGGTATG